CGTCGGCGCTGCCGGCGTCTTCTATTCGAAGAAGCACATCGAGCGGGCCAAGCGCGAAGGCTGGGAAGCCACCGCCGCGCAGGTGCGCCCGGATGGCGAAGGCACCAAGCTCGACTGGAACGACCTGCTCCTGCGCCACCAGAGCTGGAAGGGCGACCCGGAGGACGCGCCGCTCGCCCCGGCCGCGATCGAGGACTGCCTCTACAACGGCAAGATCACCGTCGCCGAGACCCCGCGCGACAAGGCGAAGCTGATCGTCGAGCGCAACCCCGCCCGATCATCGTTCCACTTCCGCCACGGCAACCGCATGTTCTGGTGCCGCGTCACGATCGACGACGAAGGTCGGCAGCAGATCGACACCAAGGAAATCTGCAACTGCGCCTGGCGCATCCTCTACCGCGAATATGACCCGGTCGAAGATCAGGCCACCTTCTTCCTGCAGATCGACTTCCCCTTCGGCGACGAAACCGTGCGCGCCCGCTTCAGCGCCGCCGCGGTTACCAACGCCGCCGAGTTCAAGAAGCGGCTGATGACCTTCGCGGGTTCATGGTCCGGCACCACCGAGCAGCTCGACGTGATCGTCAAGGCCCAGACCCGCCAGCTCAAGAAGATCGAGCCGCTGCGGGTGCTGGGCTATTCCAAGAAGCACGCGGCGTGGGTGCTGGGCGATATCGCGGTGCACAAGGGCCGCGTGGTCGAGCCGAACGCCGAGGAATACTTCGAGTTCGGCAAGCTCTCGGCCAAGCTGGCCAGCCCCGAGCGCCCGCTCGAAATCAACTACGATCCCGACCGGATCGCCACCGAATGGCTTGACGATCTGTGGACCGCTTACGGCGCGCGCGGCGTAGTGGCGCTGGCCTTCTTCATGTTGTCTCTGTTCGCGGTACAGATCCGCAAGACGCAAGACTCACTGGGTTTTCTCGAAATCACCGGTCTTCCCGGCGCAGGCAAATCGACGCTGGTGGAATCGCTCTGGCGGCTGTTCGGTCGGAGTGACCATGAAGGGACTGACCCGGTAAAGACCAGCGCTGCCGGTCTGGCGCGCGAGCTGGTGAAGTTCTCGAACCTGCCGGTGGGCCTGATCGAGAGCGGGCGGGAAGAAGATAAGGGCCATTCGAGGAAGTTCGATCCGCAGGAATTGCTGGTGCTTTTCAACGGTCGTCCCCCCCGGACGATCGGCCGCCGCAGCGGTGGATACGAGACTGATGCGCAGCCGTTTCAAGGCGCGCTCTACCTCATGCAGAATGAGCGGATTTCGGCGCGGCCGGAGGTGCTTGAACGCCTCATGTCGCTCAACTTCGACAAGTCGCTCTTCAGCGACGCGGGCCGCGAGGCAGCGTCCCGCTTTAGGCAGACACCGATCCCCGAACTTTCCGGCACCATCATTCACGTGGTCCGCAAGGAAGATATCTACCTCAAGACACACCACGAACGTCTGGCTCATCACAGACAGGCCATGCCGCAGCGGGTCGAGGGCCTGTCGAACGACCGCGTGATCCTCAACCACAGCCAGCTCGCGGCAGCTGTAGAATGTCTGAAGCTGCTGTTCCCGAACTGCCGCCCGGAATGGGTGGCCGAGTCTGTCAGGCTGGTCGATGCCATGGCGATCGACCGGCAGCAATCGACTGGGGGCGATCACCCGATTGTCGCAGCGTTCTGGGAGAACATCGAGCACCTGCTCAACCGCGAGACGAAGGACGCTCACGAAGAGGGCAAAAGCGTCAATCACCACCGTGATCGCCTCGAAAAGATCGCGATCAATCTTCCCGACTATCAGGCGCGCTGCCGCGATGCGGGGCTCGGGCAGCCCGATCTGGATGTGCTGAAGAAGCACCTGAAGACCTCGAAGTCACGCAAGTGGCTGGCAACCAAGCCGGTCAACTGCGTGGATGGCAAGACGCGCAGCTGCTGGGTCTTCCAGGTTCCCGCAGGGAAGGACTTTCAGCCATGACCGCCGCACTCGCACCCCGCCCCACGGGGCGCTGGTCCTCGCCTGTCTTCGACGACAAGGTCGCACCCGGGGAGCGCCGCTGGCCGGCCGAGGGGCGCCCCGCCATCATCCTGCCCGAGCCACCCCCGGCAGCGCGTGATTTCGGTGATCTGCGGCGCATGGCCGAGACGATGCTCACGAGCCGCCGCGAAAGCCTGCCCAAGCGGGTCGCCGCTGGAGAACTGGCGCCGGAAGAAGCTGATCGCGAGCTGCGCGCCTTCGCCGATCTGGTGCGCGACTGGGAATTCATCACCGACGGGGAGGGCGAGCCTGCCGGCATCGCCAGCGAACAGGACCGCCGCGACGCGCTCGACGCCGCGATCGTGCGGCTTGCGGTCTACGCGGCCGAGCACGGCGGCTTTTCCGAACAGCTCGAAGACCAGGCGCAGCGCGTGATCGCCCTGCGCTGGCACCTCGAACCGGGGCGGCGAACCATCGCCCGTGCCCGGCTCACCCACGAAATGCGGGCGGAGGCCCGCGCCAGCAAAGGGGAACTTGCCCATGCGTGAATTGAACCGCCCGCCGCCGATCCACCCGGCCAACTGCGCCTGACCGCGCTGCGATCCGCGCCTGCTGGCCGGTCGCCGCCGCCTCACCCCCGAACATGCCCTGATCGGGCTGATCGTCGCCGCGTCCGCTGTGGCCGCGGTTCTGGCCGTCCTCGGCCTCACCACGTGAAGGGAGTTTGACCCCATGACCACTACCGCACAACACAACTTCACCTTCGAATGCGGCTGCGGAAAGCAGCACACCAGCCCCACCACCGCCACGCCTTCGGGCTGGCAGATCGGCCGCGATGGCAAGCCGGTCTGCGACGATTGCGTGAGCGCGAAGAGCGCCCGCCGGCAGCGGAGGGCGGCATGAGCGACGTGCGCGAGCTTCAGCCTAAGTTCAAGACGATGGACCTCACTTCGCAGGGAAGCGGAGACCGTTTCTATGCGGTGATCCGAACGGATACCTACCACGGCATCAAGCCGGAGGTGGTCTACCCCGAAACCCTGACCGTCGTGTTCAAGGTGCCGGACTTCGACCGCGCGGTGCAATTCGCCAAGGCGATGGCGACGATCATCCAGCTCGGCCACGACGTTCACCGCTCTCAGGTTTGCGAAGTCGGCCAGGCAAGGTTCCCCGAGGACATTGCACCCCAAGCCCGCCCGGTGGTGGGCGCATGAGCCGCCCGCTCCCCACCCTGCGCATCGGCAGCTTCGCCGCCATGTCGCTCGACGTCGAGCACGTCCGCGTCTTCGCCGAGGATGCCGAGGCGTTCCGCGGCGTGATCGCCGCCCGCGCCGCGCTGGTCGAACGGCAGATCACCCGCTTCGTCCCGCCGCACCGGCAGGGGCAGGGCCTGTGTGAGGAAGCGCTCTACCTCACGCTCGATGCTGTGCTCGAACTGCGCAACCCCGGCGCCGATCGCGACAAGGCGATCCGCCACCTCGAACTCGCCGCCGCCATGGCGATCACCACCATCAACACCCTTCGGCAGGAGTAGAAGCGATGCCCTGTGAATGTATCGACCAGATGAACGCCAAGCTGGCGGACCACAACACCAAGCTCGGCGTCACCTTCGGATGGACCAAGGACGGCCAGCAATTCACCCTTCCGACGATCCAAACCGAGAAGATCGAGAAGCGCGTCCGTAAGGGACCGGCAATCGCGGTGCCCACCTATTGCCCATTTTGCGGCGTGCGCTGCTTTCCCGAACCGGCCGAGCAGAGCGCGGAAGGCGGTGCGGCATGAGCATCCCGCCCTATCCCCTCGCTTGGCCGGAAGGCCTGCCGCGCAGCGAGACCAAGTTCACCAGCCAGTTCCGCAGCTCGCTGTCGGCCGCGCTGGAAAATGTCCGCAAGTCGCTCACCGCCTTCGGGGCGGACACCGGCAAGAAGGCCACCGACGTGGTGATCACCTCGAACGTCGCCGGGATCAGCTTCGACCCGCCGACCGACAAAGGTGTGGCGGTCTGGTTCGAATGGGATGGCGAGCGGCGCTGCATCGCGGTCGATCGCTACAACAAGGTGCAGTGCAACCTGCAGGCGATCCACCACATCCTCGAGGCGCGCCGGACCGAGATGCGCCACGGCGGGCTGCACATCGTCCGCCAGACCTTCAAGGGCTTCGCGGCGCTGCCCGCACCCGAACAATGGTGGCAGGTGCTGGGCGTCGGGATGCAGGCGACCGCTGCCGAGATCAACGCAGCGTATCGCCAGAAGGCCCGGACCGCGCACCCTGACACCGGCGTCGCGGCCGTGAAGGCTGGCAAGCGCTTCGTCGGGATCGAGCAAAACCCCACCCACTTCGAAACCGCCTGCCGCCGCATCGCGGCAGCAATGGAAGGAACCGCACCGTGAAAGCACTGACCATCTGGCAGCCTTGGGCGAGTCTGATCATCGCTGGGGCCAAGCCCTATGAATTCCGGGGCTGGCGACCACCCGCCTCGATCATCGGCCAGCGCATCGTGATCCACGCCGCCGCAAAGAAGATCGACGCGGAGGAAGCCTCAGCCCTCTACCACATCCTCGCCAATCACGAGGCCAGCGACGATCTCCGGCTCGCAGCGGCG